AATTTTATATAAATGCAAGAATTAAAAGATACTTTTACATACATAAAGGGAAAAGACCACCACGAACTAGGATTTTATCATGGCTAAACGTACTAAATCATATGGATTAAACAACCCCTTACAAGACGTATTTCCTGTGCCTATTGTGGCACAACGAGCACCTACTACAAGCGATACTAATTATGAAGTTGGTCAGCAATGGGTTGATCAAAGCGGAGGAACTATTTATGGCCTCGTTTCTGTTTCTTCTGGAAGCGCTACATGGGCTTTAACGGGTCCTGGTTCTTCTGATGTCGACACTTTGACACCAGATGCTGGTGATACCCCAGTAAGCGCCTCTAGCGGCACGATTGGGATCGTTGGCGGTACTAACATTACAACAACTGGATCGAATTCTACTTCTCCTCACCAAATTTCTATTGCTGTAGATGATGCTATTACTTTAGCTACTTCTGTCACTTCTCCTCTTTATACGGTGGCAGCAGCAACAGATCTTTCCATTACAGGAGTTGCAGGACAAGACGTTATTGTTACTTTAGGGGGATCAGCGGGAGCGGAAAACTTTATTGTGGAAGCAGGAGATGGAACGGATTTATGGACTGTGGATTCTTCGGGTACGATTACATTTTCATCTTTAACTGTTACTGGAGCATTTGCCCAAACGGGAGGAACATTTAATGTAGGGCAAGATAACGCTGCAAATGCCATCAACATTGGAGGAGGAACCACAGCTAGAGCGATTGCAATTGGAAATAGTACAGGAGCTCATACAATTGCTCTTGGGAACTCAAGTGCAGGCGCTGCGACATGGGATAGCGCTGCTGGAATCTCTATTGATGCTGCAACCGCTTCTAACTTTACAGTTACTGGAGCTTCTGAAAATCTAACGCTAGCCTCTGCTGGAGGCTCAGTAGCCATTTCGGCTACTGAAGATGCTGCAAGCGCTATTAGCTTAACAGCAAATGGGGGAACTTCTGAGACGATTGTTCTTACTGCTTCACAAGGAATAGGAGTAGATTCTATTACCTTAGATTCAACTGCAGGAGGGCTTACGCTTTCCGCAGCATTAGCAAGTGATGATGCAATTAATCTCACAGCAAGCGCTGGAGGAGTTGATATTGATGGAGCTCTTCAAGTTAATATTGCTTCTTCTGAAGATGCGGCAGATGCTATTCGCTTAAATGCTTCTGCTGGAGGAATTGATATTGATGCCACAGGAGAAGCTGGTCAAGACATTACTGTCACAAATACGGGAGGTTCCGTTGGAATTTCTGCAAGTGAAGATGCCGCCGATGCAGTAACAATTGCCGCAACAGCAGGAGGAATCGATATCACCGCAACTGGAGAAGCAGCCCAAGATATTGACATTTCTAATACAGGGGGCTCAGTTAATATTTCTGCAACCGAAGATACTGCGGATGCGATTACTATTGCTGCCACAGCAGGAGGAATCGATATCACCGCTACGGGCGCTGCTGCTGAAGACTTGGATTTAACGTGCACAAATGGGTCTGTTAACGTAACAGCCGGAGAAGCCGACGCCGCTGCTATTACTCTTCAAGCAGCTTCTGGAGGGCTTGATATTGATACAGGACTCGCAATCATTGGAGATGCTGCAGGAAATATTGAGCTTAATTCATCTGCAGGGCAAATTCTCATTGGAAACGACGACGTGGATCAAAACGCTTCGTTTGCAACAGATGGAGAACGTACGGTTACCGTAGGAAGTACTAATGGCGCTGCCTCGCTTGTTCTTCAATCGGGCACAGGTAAAACAACAATGACAGGAACCGTTCAGCAAATTGATTGTAATTTTATAGGAGCCGCTGGAGTCTATGTTCCTTCTTTTAATATGGATTCTCTTGCCCTAGTTGCTACTAATGCAGGAGGTGTGCCAAGTGGAACTGATACAGATGTCAATAATGTTATGATTCAAGGAGGGTATGTTCTCCAACAGTATAATATAGGCACTCAGTCTATTCTTCAACCTATTATGACTGCTAATGGTTTAGCTATTAATGGAGACCAAACTAATACCGAAGGACTAGAATTTAATATTCCTTATTTACAATACACCATTGGAACAAGCGCAGCTTTTTTTATTGAGCTTGGCCTTTATATTAACGATATGGATGGTGCAGCCCCTTATGTGGTTGGATTTAGAAAAACGGAAGCTAACAATGCAACTTTTGATAGTTACACTGACTATGCCACAATTGGAATGATTGCCGCTTCTTCTACTACTAATATTGTGACAGCAACTGAACTTAATTCAGGTGGGCAAACAGTTACCGATACCACAGATGCATGGGGAGGAGATGGATCCACTAATACACTAGCTGTTCTTGTGGATGCATCAGGAAACGTTACTTACACAATCGGAGGAGCAGCGCCTTCGGCATCCGCAGCCTTTCAATTTGATAATACGGATGTAGTGATTCCATTCATTAGAATTGGACATAGTGCAAGCGCAACAGATGTTGCAATCACTTCATTAAGAATAGGATTCCAAGCCTAAGAATTTAGGAGGAAAAATGGAATGTGCAGTTCACAATATGATAGAAATTTTTATGGATGGAGAAAAAGGAATGTATGCTTTTTCTATTCCTATAGGGTCTCAGTTTGATGAATGTCTAACAAAACTCAACGAACTTGAGACTTATTTAAAACAGCAACGAGAAGCTCAAAAAAAAGAAAAAGAAAATGTCAAAACCAAGTCAAATAAAAGCCGCTCTAGAAAGCGCAAAAAGTAGTGATCATACCGGAGCGGGAGCAGCTTATGCAGCTTTAGGAAACGCTTTATCCCATAGTGCAGTGGGCTTGATTGTTTCTTCTACATTTGACGAATCTGTTTGGCTTTCAACAGATGGTACGAACGATATGATTTTGGTTCCTACAGGAGTAATGACTCTTTCTATTGCCTCAAACAAACAAGGCATAAGCCTTCTTTCTTTTCCTGTGGGAACCCAATTTTACTTAAAACAAGGGCCTGATGGCGCTCCTACAACTGGAGATATTGCTATTAGTGTCCTTTATGGAGAATAAGTATGGCATATGGAACACGTATTGCATTTGAAGCAGTTAGAGAACTTGCGTTTGGAAGCATTTCGGGGACTTATGCCGGCGTTGGATCTCCCTTAGGCGATCATATTAGAATTCTTACTCTTCAAAATAGTTGTGATCAAGATTTATACGTTTCATTTGATGGATCTACTAATCATCTTCGTATATCTGAAAACTCTTTTAAACTATTTGATTTCTCTTCTAACAAAATTCGCGAAGACGGTCTATTTTTGGCATCAGGAACTCAAATTTATGTAAAAGAAGTTTCTTCCTCTGTCTCTAGCGGAACCTTTTGGATAGAGGTAGCTTACGGAGAGGGCGGTAAATAATGTCTCAGCAAGGAAGATTAAGAGACATCGAAAGTGCTTTTGAAACTTTAACAGGAAATACGGGAGGAGCTGTTCAACCCGATGGTTCTGGTAATGTAAACCTTTTGGGATCTTCTCCTATTTCTGTCACAGGTAATCCAGGAACTTATACCTTAACGATTGATACTGATGGCACTCTCGCCATTACTTATACAGCAGATAGCGGGAGTGCAACTCCTTCAGGAGATAATTTAAACGTTTTAGGGGAGAGCGTTCAAGGGATTGAAACCTCTGGATCTGGCGCTACTCTTACTATAAGTGGAATTGATGCGACAACTTCTCAAAAAGGCGTTTTAGAAACTTCTACAGATGCCGAAAGCATCGCTGGAAGCGCAACAGATGTCAGCGTTACTCCCTCTTCATTAGCTGCAAAATTAGGGACGCAAACCTCGAATGCTATCCCTTACGGGAATTCTACATCAGGCGCTTTTAATTGGACAGCAGGAGCTACAAATGGCCAACTTTTAATAGGAGCCACTTCTAATCCTCCCCAATTTGCTTCAGTGACATCAATAGGGTCCACTATTGAAGTAACAGGAGGGGCTAATTCGCTTAATCTCGATCTTACTTCTAATGTTCAATCTACAGCGATTAATGGATGGAATGGATCTATTTTACAAACTCCATCAGTCAGTATTACTTCAGATGGAGCCACTATTACTTGCAGTGTAGAACAAGATGGAGGAGGAGATTTAACAGTTGTGTTCTCCGATGGATTTTATGACTGGGACACGACTCCAGCTGACACAGTCACGCTTACTGCGGGAACGGATACATCTCCTCAAACTAATTATATTTATTTTTTGCAATCTACAAAAACCCTAACCGCTAGTACGTCTGGATTCCCTTCAGCCGAATACGCCCCTATTGCTACAGCGATTTGTCAAAGCGCCTCTTCTTTGCAAACAGAAGGTCCTTACAAGCAACAAAACTGGACAGATCACGTTGTTGATACAGATGAGCAAGGTCATATAGAGCACCTAAACTTTTGGATTAGACAACAGGCAGCTACGTGGCTCAGTGGAGTCGCACAGACTTATACCATTACCCCCAATGTGGGGACTCCGGACAACGTTTTTATTTCAACTACTGCAGGGGTAGCTCTTCAATTGCATGAAAATACAGTAGATTCCTTTGTAAACGCAGATGATTATTATGTGATCAATGATTTCACCACCCCATATACCATAGTAAATGACTTGAATGCCCTGCTAACAGATTCTACGGGGGCAAGTATGTCGGGGAAATATTTTTCATTAGTTCTGTGGATTTCAGTTAATAGTAATGGGGAAACAAAGAGATTTATTAACCTTCCTTCTGGAAGCTATTCTAATTCAACTGATTTAGATGAAGACCCAAGTAACTACACGAACTTCACCATTCCCTCCGGATTTAAGAGCACCGGAATATTAGTGTCTCAATGGAAACTGAGACATCAAAACGCTTCTGGAGGAACGTGGACATCTATTGAAGAAGTAGACCTAAGAGGACAAATCCCTAGCCTAGCCGCCGGCGGAGAGAATGTCTCTCCAACGACATTTGACGATAGCTCATTTAGAATCTATGATAATAGCGACAACACTAAACAAATTGCCTTTGAAGCCTCTTCCATTACTACAGCGACTACTCGTACCATTACCATGGTAGATGGTGATATTAATTTAGCTGAAGTCGCAACTACCTTTACAACCGACTCAGGAAACGCTACGCCTTCTTCTAATTCTATTAGCGTTGTTGGAAATGGAGTCGTTTCCACATCCGCAAGTGGGAGCACCATTACGATTAGTTCTAGCGGTGAAATTTCATGGAGCGTAGAAACCGGAACCACAGCTAATTTATCTAACAATACAGGAAATATTGGAAATAATGCATCAGGAGTTACTTTTACTCTTCCAGCAACCTCTTCAGTGGGGGATATTATAAGAATAACGGGATTACAAGCTTCATGGACAATCGCTCAAAATGCTGGTCAAACAATTTATGTAGGAAATCAATCGACTACAACGGGCGCGGGCGGCTCTTTATCCTCTACAAATACGAGAGATGCGGTTGAAATAGTCTGTGTAGTAACAGATACGGATTATCAAGTTTTATCATCTATGGGAAATCTTACGGTGACATAACGGTAAAAGGAAAAAATAATGGGAACAACTCCACTTAGACGCTCTCCTCTTCAACTTCCTGTTAACTCAGCGCAATTTTTAAGAACCTTTGTATATGACAGAGCTCCTACAAGTACAGATTGGAAAAACTTTCGGATTTCAGATTTATGGATACATAGAAATCCTAATGGATCGCCTTCTTACGGATATTATGTATTAGTAGACAAACCAAGCCAAACAGGTGTATGGCTCGACCTTGGAGGGAGTGAAAGTGGTGACGTTCAATCTATTACTGGAGATAGTGGATCATCAATTAGTCCTGACGCTAGTGGCAACGTTAACGTTTTAGGAGGAAGTGGTATCACAACTTCAGGAGATGGAGCTCAAACTTTAACAATTAATTCACTCAGTTCTGGATTTACGTGGAGTGTAGATACTTCAACTCCTATTACAGTTGCTGTAGGAGAGGGGCATTTTTCTAATGATTCTGGTCAGTTAGTTTATAACTTACCTTCAGCGGCGACGGTGGGGCAAGGATTTGCCTTTATCGATTTAGGGGGAAATGGCTTTCAAGTTCAAGCCAATGCAGGGCAAACCATTCGTATAGGAAATCAAGTAACGTCTTCTGGAGGAACTGTCACGAGTAGTGCGATTGGAGATGCTATTTTTATGGTATGTGGAGTAGAAGATACCAATTTTTTCTCATATGGGATACAAGGAAATTTAACACTAGCATAGGTAAAAAATGACACAGAATTCTATTAACAATAGCGCCTCTTCTTTAGACATAGATAACCTAAACCTAGACGGGAATACTATTTCTAGCACCGACACAAATGGAAATATAATTTTAGCTCCTGATGGAAGTGGAACCGTATCGGTTACAACAGCTCCTATTGTTCCCTCTGGAGACCGAGCAGATTCCTTAGGTTCCGCAACCAATTCGTGGGATAATGTTTATGCAGATGGGCTTACTTTTGATGATGGAACAAATGTGCTTTCTACATTTGTCGCCCTTACTTCCTTTACTCCTGAAATTGCTTTTGGAGGAGCAAGTGTTGGAGTGACATATTCTAGTCAATATGGCCGCTATGCTCGTATTGGAAATATGGTGTATGTAACAGCCACTATTGTATTAACAAGTAAAGGAAGTTCCACAGGAACTGCTAGACTTATTACTCTTCCTTATTCGACTCCAGCAGGGGCAGCAAGTTTTGTTGCCGCTTTTAGTGTTTTGTGGTCAAATATAAATTTAAACACAAACTACACCCAAGTCACAGCTGCAATGGGAGCCTCTGTTAACACGATTGGATTTAGTGAATGTGGAGACAACGTGACACGCGCTTCCTTAACAGATGCTGAGTTTGCTAATGACACGTTAGTCACTGTCACGGGATGGTATATTACTTCCTGATGAAAATAAAAGAAGGCGCGTCCGCTTTATCAGCTTTTCTTATTATTATTTTCACAGCTCTTTCGTTTGTGTTTGGAATTACTCATCACCACAACAAAGTAAAAAAAAATAAGCAACATGAAAAAAAAATAGAAAAGGAAAAAAGAAAAAAAGACCGTTACTACAAAGACGTATTTGAGAAAGAAAAAAAAAGAAATGAGCGCATCTCTAAGGAAAAAGAAGAAAAGGAAAGAAAACTCAAAGAAGAGCTGGATTATTATAAAAAGCTAGAAGACCCCTTGTGGCACTATTATAATCCTCACACAGACAAAGATGAAGTAGTGCCAGGACCTTATGACCCTGAACACCCTCCTATTCCCCCTCCCCGAAGAAGATAATTAACCCTTAGATGAAATACGATAAAAACCATTGGAACTTTTTTTGACGTATTTTTCTACATCTATCCCATCCATCTTCATTTGTTCGATATCATAACCTAAGCGTCCCGAACAAAATGTGACACTGTGATTAAACGCTCTAAAATTATTTCCATCTCCAAATTTTAGAATCTCTTTTTTAAGTTCTTTCTTTCTAAGTTCTGCTAGTTTAGCTACTTTATCGTGATCATCATACTCACTTAAAAGCTCTTTTAAAGAGGGATCATCAAGCTCCACATAGTCTTTTTCAGAAATTTTAGGAGCAATTCCCATTTGAACTTGCCTCCAAAACTCTGTAGCCTTGATTATCATTTCTTCTTGAAGAGAAGGTTGCGCAAACATTTCAATCATCATGCAACTCGCATACCGATAATCCCAAATAGCGAGTTGAGCTCTTTTTGGGTTTGCTAGCATAATTTGCCATTGGATTTGATGTTGCCAATAAAGAGGAACACTTTGCTTTTCTCTCGCATTATGTAGAACTTCTTCATTCACAGGACATTTGATTTCTACTAAAAATTCTTTGTCTATGTCATATCCATCTAAAGACGCTCTAAAAAACGGGTTTTTTGTGTCTTCAACACAGAGAGGCTTTAAATTAAGAAGAGCATTTTTATTCACCCATTTTCTTGCTTTTTCTTCATTAGCAATCCCATGTTTCATTGGATTGGTGAGCTCTTTCTTTTTCCCAAACCCGCACTTTTCCTCCCATAGAGCATAAGGAGTCATATGGGGATTGCTCCCCATAATAACAGCAATATCAGAGGCTCCTATCCCATTTTTTCTCCACTCAAGCCATTCGTTCCCACTTTGCCCTTCATTAAAAGAGACTATTTTCATTAGATTCCTCCTTTTTCTGAGACGACCCTTTGGGAAGGAAATTAATAGAATGTGCCCATACACCCATTTTTACGGCGCTTACACCGTCTTTGGTTTGGTAAACATAAGGAACTTCTAACGCTCCTTTTACCAAAAGCCCCTTTCCCTTAGTTAAGTAAGAACTTATTTTCTCAAAGTCGCAAGCCTTTCCAGCAACGGAATACCAGACCACCTTTTCTTCTCCCCGTTGCCTTATATTTACACCCAGAGAAAAATTCATAAGTTTAAGTCCACTATCTAGAGTTTTAAATTCAGGCTCTTTAGAAACGAACCCTATCAAATCAATGTGTTGCATCAGTTGCCTCCTTAGACATTTTAATCTCTCTTATACGCTCTAAACATTTAGAGTAATGCTTAGATGGCAGCTCGGCCATTTTACAGATATTAAACCCCTTTAAAAGGCTTTCTAATATATCTGCATGATCCGACAGTTCATTAGCAAGAACTTGAAGCTGAGCTTTTGAAATTCTAGCATTAGGCGTGGTAGAGCTTTCTTTTCTTTCCGTTCCCATTACAAATTCTGCGTCATCATCTTCGTCACTTGCCACAACTCCCGTAAGAGCCGCATACATGTAGCGACGTAAATAAGTTAAGTGGCTTCCAAGCGTTTGAATATCCTGCTTAGGAGGAGAAACAGAAATGCTTGATTCAATCCATTGTCCCGAAGAATGACAAAGCCTTGTAAAAAGACGCGGCGCTTGTTTTTCATAAGTCACCATGCGCTGAATAACGCAAAGTCCGTTTTTTGCTAAAAAGGGACGAGAAGCTTTAACAACAGATGCTAAATCCGCATACTTGCTTTTGAAATAGGGATTTACGCTATCTGTTTTAGCCACTTCCATTTCGAGTTGAGCTTTAGCCAACGCTTCAAAAAGCTTGTTAAGCTCTGTAGACTCCCGTGCCTTTTCTGTTGAAGGGGAAGGCGGCGGCGCTTCGCTTTGAAACGACAAAACCTTTTTGTGGTGGTCAGTTTGGTTCATACTTTTCTCCTTAATAAGATTGTTCTTCAAGCAGTTCACAAATCTTGTTTCTTACGTTAAAAACTGCTTCGTGTTTTTGTTTTTCTGCATCTTCTTGATGAATAACACATAAATCATCTTCATTCATCATGAGTATCTCTTCTTTTTGTTCTTCCATGTCATTTTCTATTACCAAAAACTTAAGGGCATCTACGATGCGCTTTTTATTGATGGACCGAGACGAACACATGAGCTCTTCGTAAAGAGAATAAAGGGCATCTTTTTCATCGCAAAAATAGTTAAGAAGGTCTTCTTCTTGTGGAAAAGAAAAAGCCATATCAGACAGACAAGCTGAGTTCATAATATCTCCCCGTTGTGGTGGTTTAGGGTTGTTTGTTATTTCCTCTTAATATAAGATAATGTTATCAAAAAGTCAAGGAGTAAAAGTGAGAAAAAAAATAAATGAAAAACTAGCAAAGGAACTTGTAGGAATTCAAAAATTTTTGAAAAAAAAAGGGATAACGCTTACTCAATTAGCAAAGGAAATGGAATATGATAGGGCGCATATTGTAAGGGTGTTTCATGCAAACGATAAGGCTACAGAAAAATTTTTAATTAAGCTCGGGAGGGCTATAGAAAGGATTCTTTTTCAGGATTTACTTAAATTCTATGATATTATAAACGAAAGTCATGAGTTTATACATACTGTTGGGTTCGAGCCTACTTCTTGTTTCACTAGTGCTTTTCTTGATGTTATGGGATCGGACATCAAAAAGATTTTCTCTCCCTATTCTACGGAGAAGAGAAAGAGAGATCCTTGATATCTTTGAAGACCACATGGATTTGACTTACAAATTCTATATGGAAACTCAAAAAGACATCGCCACGCTGAAGAAAATGGAAGAAAAAAAACACAATTGGATCAGCGCAAAAAAGAGACTTCCCGACTCATCTCAAGAAACTTACGTTCTTTTAGAGGGCTCTCTCAATCAATCAAAAGCGTTTTTTAATGTGGATAAAAAAATGTGGGATGGAATACCCTTGGGGAAAAACGTATCTCACTGGAAGCTAGTGGAGTGGGTAAAATAAGTGCCCCATAAAAATGAGGCACCTAAACAACCTAACCGACCACCACAGACGGTAAGATACATGAAAAAAATTAACATCAACCCCATCAACAAAAGGTCAATGTTGTGAAAACTACAACCAAGGCACAGATCATAAAAATATAACCAAGGAATAGTCTCATGGAAGATATTAATAAAAACGAAAATTCCCAACAAGAAGATTTCATCCAAACATCTAATCAACGTGAAAACGGTTGGTTTCTTTTAGACAGATTCTTAGACAATCCAAATTTAGATTTAACAGAATCCGTGCTCATGACGATGCTTTTAAGCTTGAGCTCTAATTTCCGTGGGTTTGCCCATCCCAGCGACAAGTGGCTATCTTATAAACTAAAAGTTGATGTACGAACGGTGCGAAGAAAACTCACAGCCTTAGAAAAAAAGAACCTCATTTGGACGCATGTTCAAAATACCCAAAAGGGTCGAAAAAGAGAAATCGTAACGCCCGAAAGCGCCTTAAAATATTACCAATATTTACTATCAAATAAATTTTTAAAACGCGCCAAAAAGTTTCACGACGAGTTCTTGGGATGCATTCCAAATAACTGCAAATCAACAGTTAAAGAAACCCCCCATAGACCACCGGCAAATATGTCCGTTGCGGGACCGGACAATATGTCCGTTGCGTATAATACTACGTATTATAAAGACAATACAAGCGACGTTACATGTAAGGGATCTGAAGATCACGCCGCCGATTCTTTCGATGCCTTGGAAAAAGAGTTAAGAGAAATGTTTACAGAAGAACAAGTCAAAATGGGACTTGATTGGTACTCCAACCGAACCGAAGCGCAGCGAAGCGGCATGAAAAAGCCTATCGCTTGCATTGTGAACGCCATTAAGAAAGGCTACGCTGAAGAAGAGCTAGCTAAAGTAAACGCAGAGATCGCCAAAGAGCTTGCTAAGTCAAAAGAGAAAGCTAAAAAAGAAGAAGAGAGCAAGCAAAAAAAGGAGAAGCTTAAGGAAAAGTGCATGGACATCACACGGCTTTTGGAAACAATTCCAGGCTTTTCTTACGACATAAAAGGAAAAGTTGTCTTTTTCTACAACAAAGACTTGATGAACAGACCGGCACTTAAAGATAACGACGGCGACACGTACTACATCATGCCCGACGGAACGAAGATGTACGGGAAAGCATACACGCATCACCTCAGCCTGACAGGAGAATTAGAAAGCGAACTTCTCGCACTTAAAGCTTTTCTCCACCAGAACAAGTGGGACCAGGAGGAGCAGGTCTCAAAGCTTTTGGATCCCGCGGAGGACTTTCTATGAAAGTTTATGCAATAGCCGGAGTACCCATCCCCCTCCAAAGGCACAGGCATCACGGCAAATTCAGCTATGACCCTCAAAAGAAACAAAAAATAAATTTTGCAGAAAAGCTCTGGACAACCTATTTCGATGTAAAACCCGTAGAAAACGCCATTAACCTCACAATCGAATACCACATGCCCATCCCAAAGAGTTATTCAAAAAAAAGGCACACCGAAGTCCTCGAAAAACCACATTCAGGGCGCCCAGACCTGTCTAACTTAATCAAATTCACCGAAGATGCCTTAAACGGAATACTATGGAAAGACGACGCGTTAATCGCCTCTATTAAAGCAAAAAAGTTTTACTCTTTATGCCCCCAAACGGTGATTAAAATAAAAAATGTTGCTAGTAAAGTTTTTGATTAATATCATAGCACAATGAAAACGCTAACAGTTTACGTGGAAGGCTCTTTTATTAAATTCCCCAACCTTTTTGAAGACTATACGATGAGCACGGAAGAGGGAGGAATCTTGGTCATCCGCGAAAGAGACCGAATCACGGGGGAGGAAAAAAAGAGCGTAGCCTTTAAGGAGTGGATTTACTATACCATCGAGGAAGATAATGGAAACTAAAAAATTCTCTTTAGATTTAAAAAAAAGTCATGCATTGATTAGGAATTTAATGTTATGCAATCATTCTTTTGAAGAAAGTGCTTATTCAACATTTATTTCCAACAAAATAGGAGGCTGTATGGACTTTAAAACAATGGTAAACAAACTCGACAAGGGCACGAAAGCTTTCCGCCCTACATGGGGAGAAGGAGAAGCTCTTTGGAAAAAAGACGGTATCCTTGTGCACAACACGCCTTATTGGGGGGGAGAGTTAATTAATCAATACTTGAATGGCTACCCCTACGTCTGCGAGAAGCAAGACGTTGAAGCAACTGACTGGGTTGTTATGAAAGACGAATCAAACTAACGCTTAGCAGCGGTGGGAGGAGGCTTCCCCCCTTCATCTACGCCTTCTCCCAATTTTTTCTTAAAGTATTTCATTAAATTCCCAGACTTTATAAGAAGAAGGTGTCATCGCTTAATTGATGACATACCTCTTTTTTTTTCGGTAAGTACGCTCCTCTTTTTGGGGAGCGTTTTTGTTGTGTTGAATTAATAAGTCCTTCTTGGTAATTAAAAACTAAATTACTTAGGAGATTTATGAAGCACGACATTTCTGTTTCAAAAGAATACATAGATAGCCTCTGTGAGTGGCTTGAAGAGTGGCGCGAAAGAAAAAGTAGCTGGGTTATCCCCCAGTTTATGCAGGAATTTGGGATTGGGTGGAGCTATCTAAAAGCTCTCATTGAGGTGTGCCCACAGCTTCAACATGTCTTTGAAGTCACGACGGCGGCTCTCGCAGAAAAATGGATGCTTTTTGCTTTTGAAAACGATGACCTTCCTCCACATGTACAAAAAATCCTACACAGATACCTCCGTATTTATGACTCTCATGCCTCTTTTGTGGAGCTAGAAGAGAAAAAAGAGGTTGCGGAAAGAACTAAATTTGCGATTACCAATTATGCAATCGAAGACTATTCAAAAGAAAGACTTGAAGGACTTTATAAGCGCCTCTTTGAAGAGAACGCTAGAAAACGTCGAAGTCGAAAGAAAACTTAACGAGTATAAGCCTCGTATTTATCAACTTCCTCTTTTAAAGGCTCTAGACCAGGGCTATAAAAGAGTTCTCGGCATTCTTCCAAGACGCGCTGGAAAGGATATCACAGCTCTTAACTACGTCATTCGCCAAATGTGGGAGAAGCCGGGGGTATATTACTACATCTTTCCCACCTACTCTCAAGCAAAAAAGGTTATTTGGGACTCTATCACTAACAACGGTAAGCGCATTTTAGACTATTTTCCCAAAGAGCTCGTTTTGCAGATGAACGCTCAAGAAATGAAGATCCGCATGATTGCGAAAGATGGAAAGACCTCGCTCTTCCAGCTTATTGGCTCAGACAACTATGATTCCCTTATGGGCACCAACCCTTACGGATGCGTTTTCTCGGAGTATGCATTGCAGAACCCGTTAGCATATCAGTACATACGCCCCATATTAACGGCCAACGAGGGGTGGGCGCTCTTTATCTCCACGCCTAGGGGAAAAAATCACCTCTGGAGCCTGTATCAATTAGCGAAGGAGTCACCCGATTGGTTTTGCTATAAGCTAACCATCGAGGATACTCTCCATATTCCCATGGAGGAGATTGAAAAAGAAAGGCTTGACGGCCTTATGTCTGAGGATATGATACAACAAGAGTATTATACTTCATTTGACATGGGTGTCGAAGGTTCTTACTACAGTCGCTATATTGATAAGTGTAAAAGAGAAGAAAGAATCGGCCACGTGCCCTGGGAGTCTGCTTTTAAGGTTCATACGGCCTGGGACATTGGAGTGCGCGACAAGACTTCTATTATTTTCTTTCAAACGATTGGGCACACGGTTCGGATTATAGATTGTTATGAGAACAGTAAGCACGGGGTTGAGCATTATGCCGAGGTTCTTTCAAACAAGCCCTACCTGTATGGAGTTCATATTGCTCCTCACGATATTCGGGTAAAAGAATGGGGGGCTGGCATCACTCGCTTTGAAAAGGCGCGTCAGCTTGGAATTAACTTTACTTTGTCCTCAAGACAGGAGGTTCCAGATGGTATTGAGGCGGCTCGATCACTATTTTCGAAGGCGTGGTTTGATGAAGAAAATTCAAAACCCCTCCTCGAAGCCCTTGAAAACTATAGACAAGAATATGATGCCAAGAAAAAAATCTATCTTCCTCGTCCTCTTCATGATTGGGCTTCACATTTTGCTGATGCTTTTCGCTATCTGGCTGTTTCTCTTCCCAAAACAATGGACGGACTTAGTTCTCAAGACTTAGACGCGGCTTATCAAGAAGCGTGTTATGGGGGAGACTACGCTCTTCCTTCTTTTTTTAAAGACTCCACTCACTCAAGGATTTACTAACTATGACGCTTTTCCCCCAAATTGACTCAGACTTTTACGCTTATCAAACAGATGGTGACAAAAGTATCAAGCAGAAGATGGAACAAACTTACGCTGAGTCAATTACAATCAATCAATCCTTTTGGTCGGAAGCTGATATAGATAGTCGATTTAAGGCCGGAGATCAGACGCTTTGGAATGATATTTACGGAAACCTTCCCGCGTTTCGTCGTCGTGTTTTTAATTTTAATCGTATTAGACGTATTTGTAATATGATTACGGGGTATCAAAGAAGAAATAGAAAAAGTACAATAGCTGTTCCCGTTGAAAATTCTGATCAAGAAACAGCTGATCAATTTTCTTCTATCCTTCTTTGGGCAATGGATCGGGATAATACACTTGAAACCATTTCAGAGGCGTTCGACGGCGCTATTACAACTGGAATGAATCTTTTATCAGTATGGATGGATTATAGAAATGACCCTGTTAATGGAAATATTACCGTTGACAATATTTCTTATAATGGCTGTCTTGTTGATCCTTTTTTCAGGAAAAGAGACCTAAGTGATTGTAACTTTGTCTGGTCAAGAAAATGGCTAACAAAAACGCAAATTAAATCCCTTTTACCTGAAAGAAAAGCCGAAATCGACAAGCTTTATGCCAGGGGGAATAGAGACGGAAAGTTCCAGTTTATGCCTGAAGCATATAACTATGGGATGAAAAATTTACTTACATACGATGAATATTGGTATCGGGATTATCGCACCCAAAAACTTCTCGTCGACACTCAGACTGGCGAAACGATGGAGTGGTCTGGGAAGGGCGAAGACTTAGATTTATTTCTTTATAAGTTTCCTCAAATAACAGTCCTTGATAACGAGGTGCAGACAACTAAGCTAGCCATTGTGGTTCAAGGCGTTGTGATGTATCACGGTCCTAATCCTATGGGGATCGACCCTTATCCGTTTGTTCCCGTTCTTGGGTATTACGAACCCCAAATTCCCTATTTCCCCTGGCGTATCCAGGGAGTTGTAAGGGGTCTTAGGGACTCTCAATATTTATACAACAGGCGCAAGGTAATCGAGCTTGATATCCTTGAGTCTCAAATTAACTCTGGGTGGAAATACAAGGCCGACTCTCTTGTTAACCCAAAAGACGTTTTCCTCCAGGGGCAAGGTAGGGGACTTGCTCTTAAAAAAGATGCCTTAATGTCGGATGTGGAACAGATACAACCTCCTGCTGTTCCAACTTCTATGATTGAGCTTTCCAAAATCCTCGGTGATGAAATTCAGCAAATCTCTGGAGTAAATGAGGAGCTACTTGGAAGCGCAGAGGACGACAAAGCTGGCGTTTTGTCTATGCTCAGACAAGGAGCAGGTCTTACTACATTGCAAACATTATTTGACCAGCTTGACTATTCTCAAAAATATTTGGGAAGGCTTTTTATGGAACTTATTCAAGCTAACTTTTCTACGGGAAAAATTAAGAGAATTTTAGGGGAAGAGCCGACGGCGCAGTTTTATTCTAAGGCTTTTGGAAGGTATGACGCCTCTGTTCAGGAGGGCGCTAATACCACAACTCAAAGACAAATGGAATTTAAGCAGCTCGTTGCCCTTAGAGAGCTCGGCCTCCCCATTCCTGTTAATTCTTTATTAGAGGCATCTACTATTCAAAATAAAAAAGATGTGATTGAGGCGATCGAGTCTCAAGAAGAAATGCAAAACAAGCTTCAAAATATGCAGCTTGATTTAGCTATGGAAACTGAGCGAGCTAAAATAAAAGATTTAGAATCTCGCGCAGAAGCAAATGCGGGGCTAGGTTTGGAAAGAGCCTCGCGAGTTCAGGAAAATAGGGCACTTGCTATTGAAAGGCTATCTGAATCTCAGAAGGACAAGGATTTGGGAACTCTTCATTTGGCAAAAGCCCTTAAAGAGCTTGAGGGAATGGATATTGAGCAGCTAGAAAGACTTCTTGGTCTTTCTCGTTATTTAAAGTCGTCTCAAGAAATAGATTCCTCTCAAGAAGAAACTCAAGTCCAAACACCAAACATTGAAGAAGTTGCTGTTGCAGCTCAAGGAGAAAAATAAAATGAGAAAAAAATACCACCAAACACGGAAAGATCGAAGAGATGAAAGTCGTGGAATGAAACGATACGAAAAAAGTCATCGCAGAAAAAGGGAAGAACTTGACTCTGGGTTTATGGATATGCTCGCTGAAGACCATGGATCCCCTGCTAATCTTCCTCAAGGCGTTGTCCATAAATACTATAGAAAATCTGATTATCCTGATAATTACTATCTAGATGATTCGATTCGTGGAATTGATGACAATATTGATGATTCAGTTAGAAAAATTGAAAGTCATCAGTCTGACAGCATGTATTAATCATGACAATGCCAAGACCTTCTGGGAAAGCCCAAGAGATAGCGGAAAAAACGGTTCCTGGTCTCACTCGAAATCGGGATGCTAGCTTTCCTTCTAAAAAAAAGGGCGTTCCTAATGACGCAGTAGAAATAAAAATTGTCGATATTAATGAAAATCGAGGAAAAGTGCGATGAAAAGAAAAAAGCAACGCTATAATGCCCGACTTGACGAGTCTCTTGGAGAAAGGGAAGGCGCAGAGCGCCATTTTCGTCAGTCTTTAAAGGATAGACGAGATGAATCTAAGGGTATGGAAAAGGCTAAGGGCCATCGAGCCTACGGCTCCCTTGGAGAGGAAGAGCGGGAAAGGCTTCGCCACCACATGAAGGCTGCCCACCATAAGTTTATGGCTGCTCACCATCGTCGTAAAAGTGGGAAAAGATAATTTAATTACCCCCATTTGCTGCAAAATTTGTTTTTGTGGTTTTTGGGGGTGGATAAAAGGAGAATAAATGCCTTTTAAGTCAAAAGCGCAAAGACGTTTTTTATATGCAAAGCATCCAAAGGTTGCTAAGAAGTTTGAAAAACATACCCCTCCTAAGAAAAAACTCGTAGAAAGGGTGCGTAAAAACAAAAAGATGTCGTGAGTATTATACATTATTTTATAAAAAAATTAAGGGGTCTTAAGATGAGAAAAAAAGTAATTTCTCACCTGAAGGGAGATATTAAGGGCTACAAGAAGGAAAGAAAATATCTCAAGGATGAGATTAAAGAAGATTCGCAGCTCATGAAAGGGCTTAAGGAGAAGAAGAATGGAAAGAAAGCGTGCTGCAACGCGTGTGAAAAGATCAAAGAAAAGCGCGCGCAGAGTAAAAATAGGCAAAGGAATGTCTCTAAAAAGGGGGCAAGAAGAAAAGCTGTCAAAAAGGGCCGGAAGCTCAAACATAGGAAAGTATAAAAAAGTGGGTAAGAGAAAATTTTGTGGTCCAAGCGGCGGCGCTGCTCCAGGTACTTATCCTGTGGACTCTAAAAAAAGATGCCGCGCGGCCCTTTCTTACGCTAGAAATGCTCCTAATCCATCTGGGGTCAAAAAATGTGTTTACAAAAAGTGTAAGTTCAAAACAAAATAAGCGGTAGTCCATTATTAATCGGTCGGTACTACCGCCCTTCATAAAAGAAAAAGCGGTAGTGTTTATCTTCCTTCCTGGGCGTATTGATATCTTTCTACAAGATAGTTTTTAGAAACCCTGAATGCCATGGGTACGTACCCACATAAAGCAGCATCTCCTTGCAAAAGAGTTCCTGTCATGCTTGTGCTATTTAAAAAGAGCTGGGCATTTTTTAAGGGAAAGACCATCCCTAGTTCAGAGGATGCATATTTCTTTCTACCCGATTCGCTAGAGAGGTAAAGAATCCCAGTTGTCGAAGCACACGCAAAAAAAAACCGACTAGCGCCTCTACCTTTCTTCCTGTATTCATCACTTCTTTTTTTAGGGAGATTATTTCAGTCTTTAGCCCTGCGTTTTCTTGCTTCAGTTCTCTAACCTCTTGCTTGAGATTTTTAACCTCATGCTTAAGCTCCCTAACTTCTGTGGTTAGATCGTCTATCTTTCCTATCGCTTGACGAAAAAGAATGCGCAAATCTTTATCCCGATCATTGCCGTTGTCTTTTCTATCGGGAACATGGGGCATCATTACGTGAGACGTGCTCACTGCATTCGTTACTGCGCTCATAACATACTCCTTTGTAAAATTAATAAGCGGGAACAGAGCATCAATTTAATGATTTTATTTGAATATAAGTTAATTTTTTAATAGAATTTTAAAAAAATTTTAATAAGTGAAAACTATGGGATTTTTGGCTATACATGTTCTTGCAGCAAGCATTAGTTTTTTGTCGTTCGAAACCGATGAAAAAATAGCTCTTAGATTTGATGAAGAAAATAGTTTAACAGCTGCCCAAGAAGTTAGAGACTTACAGCGTCGCATACAAAGGGAAAGAGCGCGCAGAGAACAGCGACAGCGCAGAGAAGGTAGGGGAAAAAAGTGAGAAATAAATTGTTAATTACTCCTATAGCTATTCTTGCGCTTGTTTTTCTATTTTATAAAATAAGTTGTCCTAAACCTCCGCTCTCAAACTGCCAGCGAACTTCCGTAGCTCGCCACAAAGAAAGAAAGCTTGTATCTGTAGAAACTGCGAAGGAAAGAAAGAAAAGATATAGGGAAACAAGGGCAGAGTTCACTCGTCTTAAAAAACTAAGAAGGAAAAAGAGGCTCCAAGAAAAGGATTCCTAACCGACGCTAACTTTAGCAAGTATTAGCGGATCATTAGCACGTTTTATGCGATTATAAGCGCTTATATATTAAATAGATAAGAAAAAATTAGCGGAATTAGCAACTTTAGCAAGTAAGAGAAGGAGAAAAAGTAAATGCGTGAAGACGGAACGTTTAGCCTTAATCTTCTTGATGCCTATGCAAAATATCTACCAACTCCTTAAGAAGAGATTCTAGTCTGTTGAGTTTTTCTTCCTGTTTTTGATAGCGTGTAAAAATAGATTTTCTTAGGCGTTTTTGGTCTTCTTTAATTTCTTCCAACTTTTCATTGGGAGGGGCGTTTTCAGAGAAAAGATAGAGCTGTTTTTCCATCAATCTAAATAATAGTTAAGTAATTATAAATTGTTGTTTTAGATATATTATACATAAGGGAAATTTCCTGAATGGAAAGATTTTTTTCTTCATAAATTATTTTCATTCTTTTAGCTTCTTTCAAGGTTAATTTTTTCGGCCTTCCTCCTTTTTTACCGCGTGCTCTTGCTCCTTCCAGTCCCTTTTTTATTCTCTCCCTAATAATATTTCTTTCTTGCTCAGCAAGAGCTGCCATAATATCAAATATAAATTTTCCATGAGTAGTCCGTGTATCAATTTGTTGTGAGAGAATTTGAAGGTTTATTTCCCTTTCTCTCCATTCTTCTAAAAGATTAATGAGAAATTTGTTAGATCTTCCTAAACGATCAAGAGTAGTTATAGTAACCAAGTCTCCTCTTCTTAATTTTTTTTGCATTTCTAGAAAGCCTGGTCTATTAGAAAAAGCACCAGAACAAATATCGGTAAATATTTCGGAACATTCAGCCTGTTTTAAATTTTCTATTTGATATTTTAATGATTGAGAAGGAGTAGAAATCCTCGCATATCCAAATTTTAAACTCATTCTTATTTACTTTCCTTTATGATTTCTATAATTTTTTTTAATGTTTTGCGAGCACACGAAAAACTTAAAGAGGCTTGAGGAAAAGGGCCTTCTCCCTCCTTGTGTTCCCCTTTTAAAATAGTAGGAGGAAGCTTAGAAGAGGGGATTTTAAGAGGAGGAGGATAAACAACATATAAGGGGTTCCGGTGAATATTGCATAAATCGATTAAAGCTTCTTCTAATGCTTTTTTAGTGGCGCTATAAATTCCAAGGAAAGGATAATAATTCTTAACAACGTCACTAGAAATTAAAATAATATTTAATTTATCTTTTATTTTTAGTAATAATTTTTCAATAAAAAGAAGAGGCCCAAAGAGATTTGTAGTGAATAATGTGTTTATTTGATGAGACGAAAATTGATTAAAGGTTCCTAGGGCTCCTATTCCAATGTTGTGAATATAAATGCAAGGAGTACATTTTTTTAAAATAGTGTCTATATAAGTTTCAAACTTTTCGGTTTGTTGCAAGTCTAAATCAAAAAACCCATCATTTTGTATGCGAGTGGTCCCCTTAACTACATAGTCATTTTTAAGATTTTCATAAAGAAACCTTCCTAGTCCTCGATTAGTCCCGCTTATTAAAATGCACTTTTCCACTCAATCTTTCCATTGGAATTTTTTGATAAAATCGACATGGGATGGAAATAGACGAACGAGTTCTTCATATTTCCCCTTGACATGATCGTCTATATGAAAGGAAGGGGCATTGAAATGAAAAATAAGAGAAAAGTTTTCATAATTTTCCTCATTTATTTCTGCGCATTGCCAAAAACCTGAGGGAACAATATGAAAAAGTTCTTTATTTTTTCCTAAAACTACACATTTTTTTTCTCCTCCGGGAGAAAGAGTGTAAAGATTTAAGTCTGCTCCATTTTGATATTGCCAGATTTCATATCCATTAATTTTATGAAGAGGATTTAAGTAGGGACGTTCTAGAAGATAAAACGCTGTTGAAAAAAGGCTCCTATCTTCTTTAGTTTGAGTATAAGCTTTAGAAATTTTTACACAATTAGGATAGAAAGCTTTTAAGTGTCCGTTTTCTACTTTTTGGGTTAACTGCAGTTTTTCAATAAAAAATTTTGCATCCATAATCTCTCCAAAAAACTTTGAATATAGAGAATAAATGAACTTTGATTTATTTACTATATTTTTTTACTAAAAAGGGTAGGGAATCGATAAATTGCCTAATAAGATTTTTATATTTCAAAAATGGGTGTTTTGTGAACAAATGTGACTTTTCACATAAGAGATTATTTCAAAAATAAAAAATTACGGTCGAATGTCTAATTTTTTGGAAAGAGTGGTTAATAAATTATCTTCAAGCCTTATGATGAAGGAAAAGGTTGCTAACACCTGATTTAGCCCCCGTCTGAGAGTTGGAGGCTTTTTTGTATCTATGTGTCATCTTTTTTCCATCCTGTCCTGAGGGGTTGATTTTTCTTTAAATTTATGTAAGGAAGATCTATATTTACGCAATCTTACGGAGACCATTATGACAAAGTATATATGTGGGTTATTTCTTTTTTTAGCATCAGTTCTGAGCGCACAAAATCCTGAATATTTTGCAGATTTTGCCTGGAAAAAAAACAACGGAAAAGAATTGGAAGCCGGCCTTGGAAGACGCACCTATCATGGAAGGCTTGGCTTTGATACCAGAGCTGGATATAAATATGAATATGATAAGAAAGAAAACATCAAAACCTATTCTCCCTGTTTGCGTGCTGGTGTTTACTATGACTTAATGTCATATCAAGGAATGAAAATTTACGCAGGTCCCAGTCTTCTTTGTAAGCTTAAAAATGAAAGAGATCTAGCTGCTAAAAAATGGAATAAGTGGTTTAAAAAAGAAATTAAGCCTTATCTAACTTTAGGAGGTAGATATGGCAAAAGTTTTTTAGAATTCAGCTATATCCCTTATTTCATTAACAAAAACGCTTCGGAAGATACGAAGTTAGAATTGAAGTTAGGTGTTTTCCTCTAAAAGAGGATTATAAAAACCTCTTTTCGTCCATAAGAAGAAAATAGCATTTCCAACGATACAGAGTACCTTGACAATGTATGCAGATAAAATACAATGCCAGGGATGTTCCAAAATGCCATAAAGCCCAATGTAGGTAAAAAGAATGGTATCTAGAAACTGGCTAACCAAGGTTGAAGAGAAAAACCTAAAAACAAAAGGAAAATTTGTAAATCTCTGTTTAAGCTGTTGAAAGAGAAAAAGGTCAATGCGGTCGCTGACAAAAGTGACAAATACGGAGGCAAAAATAATGCGTGCACTGTTTTTAAAAATGGTGTCTAAAGCATCGCTAAATTCGATCGAGTGAGGCGCTGATTGATAAATAAGATGAACGGCGGCAAGAAACAAAAAAATCACAAGCATTGCCATTCCCTTGTACAAGAATTTTCTCGATTCTTTTACTCCCCATATTTCTTGAATCAAATTTAAGCACAGTACAGAACCTACCGTGTATACATCGCATGTTGTAATCACAAGGGAAAAGAAGTTAATTTCTTTTTTTACAAAAAGATTGCTTAAAAACAGAAACAGAAAGAAAAGAAATCCTAGTCCGTTTTTCCCCCATTTTTTTCTAAACAAAAAAACAGCTCCTACGATTAATAGTAGGTGAAAAAGCATAATTCCTTCGTTTGTCATAATTTTTTTTACCTGTGTATTGAATTTAATTTTTTTTAGTTTAAAAAAAAGAAAAATAGATCACCACGGTTTTGTATGAAGTATGAATGCCCTTCATGTTTTCTGCAGTGGGAAGATAGTTCCCTCCCTTTAGACTTTAAATCTCATCCTCTTTGCGTTTTTTGTTCAGCTCCTCATGATCAAGCGCATCTTTTAGATTGGCAAATATCTCATATAGAAAACCTTAATCCTGAAAAAATTAAAGTTATTATTAAGCATTTTTATTATTTCTTCCGCAGAGAAGTAGAGCGCCTGGAGGGTAAAAAGGATGGAAAAGGACAACAATAGCCAATTTAAAAACATTAACACTTTAAGCAGAAAGTTTTTTTCAAGAATCCGGAAGGAATGGGTAGATGCCTCCAAAGCATGTCCTCTTCCTTATGAACTTGTCACTGTAGAAACAGACACTAAAAAAATTATTCCCGCTTGGTGGGACAAAGAAAATTGGAATGGTCCTAGACTCAAGGAAAATGATCATGTCATTAGATGGAGAAAAAGAAGATACGAGCATATCCACACCTAAAAAAACGGTTGGACACTATTCGTATGAACTTCAGAAGAAAAAAGATGAAAAGATAAATCCTATTGATCTTCAGCGTGAAATTCACAAGGGGCATTCATCTGACGATTCATTTGAAAATCAAGTAAGAATAGCGATTGAAAGAGGGCATAAGATATATGAAAGTCCCTTTTATGTGGTTGTTTTGTTTAAGAAAGAGCGTCTTCTTCAAAATGTAGTGCGTCAATATTTTTTACCTACTCAAAAGTGTCCTACTCCTCAGTATGATCAGGTGGTTTATTATTGCCATCCCGAAAAAGATCAGGTAGAGATGCTCTGGGTCGTTCCCGATATTCACACCGTTCATACCCTTCCTCTTTTAGAAGATGCTTTAACCCCTGAGCAGGTAGATCTTTTAATCAACATAAAAAAATTTCAGGCGGGAGATCTTGATAAATTAGCTGATCGACTAGAAAAGGAAAAATTTCTTAATTAATATGCTGGCCTTTGCGGTGGCAACATTTGCATCTGGAACAATAAACAAATGGAATGGGTTCATTTTCTTTGCATCCTTCAAAGAATGTCCTTTCTTTTTGGTCTAAAACGATAGGAATCAGCTTTCCTTCTTTAAGAAGGTAATACTCTCCTTCTGCCTTTTTGATAATCTGAATGGGGGGTTCTTCTATGATTTCATGTTCTTTCCCGATAGCGGCCGCAAGAGGAAGTAAAAAAATAAATAAATGTCTGGGTTTCATAGATACCTTCTATTTTAAAAAAGACCTCCTTACCCGGCGCAAAGAGGTCCTATCTTTCTGCTATGCAAGCATACTAATATTTTATTTAAAAACTGTAAATTTATTTCTTATCCATCCGTATTGAATTAAAAACTCTCCAATTTTAAACAAAAGCTAAGTTTCGAGATCCCTGCGTGAGTGGGATTTATTCAGCGTATATGCGATTCGCAATCGCAAAGGAGTAATAATGGCTGAAGAAAAAGAGAACGTAGTTGAAGAAATTCAGCAAAAGGAATCCGTTCTGCCTCAAGAAGAGCATAAAGCTCAAGCTGCCGAAGATACTCAAACTGAACTTAAAAAAGAAGAATCCAATTCTAAAGAGTACAACTTTAAACAGTTAAGAGAGACGAATAAACGCCTTGAAGATCAACTTAAATCTTATGAAGAAAAATTAAGATCGCTAGAAGATAAATCAGACGAACTTGAACTTTCTGAGGATGATTTGGTGGAGGGCAAGCACTTCAATAAGTTTGCCCAAAAAATAGAAGGGTTAATTCGTCAAAAAGAGCTGCAAGAAGTTCCTGAAAAATTAAAAGGAAAGTTTTCAGACTTTGATGAAGTTGTCACAGAGAAGAATTTGGAAAAACTTAAACATAACGAACCCGAATTGTATTACACCATTCGAAGTGGCAATGATATTAAGACTTTAAGCGCTAAAGATTTATTTTCCAAGGGTGTTGCGGCTTATAAAGCTGTAAAAACTCTTTTAAAGGATGAAGATATGAAAAAATATGATAAGCAAAAAGAACAGGTGCATTCTAATCATGGAAAACCTGTAAGCGCTCAAGCGATCAAGGGGCAAGGAGCTCTTCATGAGGCAAATGCTTTTGCTAATGGTCTAACTCCTGAACTGAAAAAGCAACTTCAAAAAGAAATGGTGGAGGCAATCAAGGCTCGTTAATAAACGAGGTTTGTAATGTCAACGACCACCACAACTGTATTGCCAGCACCGGTGCAGCAAAGTTTTTCTTATAAGCTGCTTTCGGTTCCTGTTCCTTACATGATTCATAACATTCCAGCCATGCTAAAGCAAATGCCACGAAATGGTGGTACTACGCTGAGAATGAGACGCTATAATCCATTGAGTACTGCTACAGTACCCCTTGGAAATTCAGGCGTTACCCCTCCTCCCCAACAATTGACAGCCGTCAATATTGATGCGGAGATGGATTTTTACGGAACGTATATTATTTTAAACGAGCAAGTCACTCTTCAAAACCAAGACCCTGTGCTTAATGAAGCCGCGCAAAGACTTGGAGTTTCTCTTAGACAAACTGAAGATGAATTAACTCGTAACATGCTTGCTTCAACAGCTTCTTCCATCAATTGCACGGGAGGAACGAATGGAGACAATCCAACAGAAATAACACGCTCGGATATTGATACTGTCATTAGAACGTTAGCAGATAATAACGCTTACACGATTGCTGATAATATCGAAGGAGAAGACCGCTTCGGTACAGCTCCTGTCCGTGATGCTTATTTTGCCCTCGGATCTACTCAGCTCATTGGAGATTTAGAAAACGTGCAAGGCTTTATCGCCAAAGCTCAATATCCAAGTCAAATGAGCACGTTAAGACCTGAATGGGGTTCAGTTTCTAACCTCCGATTCCTTCTTTCAAGTATTGGGAGCGTTACTTCAAGCGGTTCTAACCTAGGAAGTGATGTATACAATATTTTTTGTGTAGGAATGGAAGCGTACGCCGTTGTAGAACAAGATGGCTATAGTGCTCAATTCATCTATAGGCCACCTATTTATGATGGACCACTCGCTCTGAATGCAAGTGTTGGATACAAATTTGCGCAAGTACCACGTATTACTAATGATGCTTGGGTTCTTGCCTTAAAAACCACACTGTCAACTTAAGGAGCGAATATGAACGGTACAATTATACAACAGGGCTATTTTACCTCTGACGGTACAGCCAAAACACTTGATATTCGATCTGATGTAGATTGGATGGAAGTGATTAACTACACTCAAATGGCAACTCAGCAAACTCCAGGACGTGGAGTTAAATTTGAGTGGTATTCAGGATTTTCAGATGGAGCGGGAATTGAATTCACCAAAGCAGATGGAGCGGATACTCTTCAGGGAGAAGTCATCACAAGCGGAGGCTTCACCCGTGTCGACACTTCTGATCAAACTCCTGGTACTTTAAATAGTACTATTACAGCAATTTCTACGGCAGCTACACCTGTTGTGACTAATTCGGGTACGAATGGTCTGTCAGCGGGCGATGTAGTAAGAATTATTAATGTCACAAACGCTCAACAGCTTGGAGGCATTGATTTTACTGTAGGAAACAGTACGCTTTCTTCTACCACCTTTAGTTTAGACTATATGGCTCAACTAGCCTTAGCTGGAACAAGTGGTTCTTGGAGAAAGATTTCTTTTCAACCTCAATTTTATCCTAGAAGAAGAACGATTTCTGCAATCACTCAGGCGACTAGCGCTGTGATTACCCTAACGGTTACTCATGGGTTTACTGCTGGTCAAGCTGTGCGGATTAATGTTCCTTCGGCATATGGGATGGTTGAAATGGATGGGCTTCTTGGAAACATTACAGCAGTAAGCACTGCTAACAATACTATCACAGTAGATATTGATTCTAGCGCTTTTACTGCTTTTGCTTTCCCTGCAACTGCTGGTGTTCCTTTTACACTTGCTGAGGTAGTACCAGTTGGGGAAACAGCTAATAGTACTTATGCGAATACTTTAGATGACGCTACTGATAACGTCTCTCTTATAGGGATGGAACTTGGCGCTGGGATTGATGGCCCTGCTGGTTCAAGTAGTGATGTTATTTATTGGAAAGCTGGAAAGTCTTTTAGCGTTTCAACTAGCTAATAACCTGACCGAGAGAGAGGGGAAACCTTCTCTCTCATTACCACCACGGAGGAAATATGGCAACTTTACAAACGCCTACAAAAATAAGAAATACGAGGAAGATAACTAAGGAAGAAATGGCGCGGATGCGTGCTAAAGACCATCAAATAGTAAAAGGAATTTTTAGATGTTATGAACCTCGTGGAGGTAGCATGACATTTAGTTTTAAAAAATATGCCGGTGATGAAGTCCTTAAATATACTTTAGTAGATGGCGAAGTTCGAGAGCTTCCTTTAATGGTAGCAAAACATCTTAACCAACAGTGCTGGTATCCAAGACATGCTCACGTATTAGATGCAAATGGCAATCCCTCTGTAGAAGTGGGTAAAAAAGTTCAAAGATGTTCTTTTGAAAGTTTAGAGTTTCAAGACATTTCTGAAGATAAAATATCTGAAGAGAGGAAAGTCGCGTGAGTGCTTCTTCTACACTAAGTACCATTAGAACAAAAGTTAGGCGACTTACGGGTCGCCCTTCTTCTCAGCAAATTACAAATACCCAGATTGATGAGTATGTGAACACTTTTTATCAATATGACTTCCCTGAGCATTTACGTGTTTTTTCTAATACTGCCACTTTTAAATTTTTAACGGAGGCAAATGTTGATCAATATAAAATGGTCGCTGCTGACCCTAATACCCCTGCTTTTAATGAACTTGTGGTGGATTTTGATGGAAGCACCGAATCTGCTGTTACTGTCTACTACAATCTGCAAACTCCGGCTTATATTACTGGTTATCAAAGTTTTTATTCTCAAAGTAGGGAGCAGTTTTTTAGAACATATCCAGCTCTTGGAGATATTACCACTTCGGTAACAGGAGATGGAACAACAGGTCCTTATACTTTTACTTTGTCGAATGTGCCCGTCCTTCAATACTCTATGAGTATTGGTGTGATTGATAGCACTGGGTCTACTGTTAAAGTTATAGATGATCCTCAAAGCAGAACAAGCGGGAATTGGCTTCTTAGCAATTCAACGACCTCCGTGACAGGTTCCATAGACTATACAACAGGAAGCGGCACGATTACCTTTAGCAACTCTATTGATAGTGGAGAAGAAATTACGATTGTTTCAACGCCTTATCAACCCAATCGACCTCAGGCTATTTTATTTTATGACAATATTATTACGCTTCGTCCTGTTCCAGATAAATCTTACCCTGTAGAGCTTAACGCATTTTTAACACCGTCGGCTCTTTTAGAAAGCACAAGTGATCCGTTGCTAAAACAATGGTGGCAATATCTGGCTTATGGCGCAGCTAAGAAGATTTTTGAAGATTCTCAAGATCCTGAAGGTGTAGATCAAATTATGAAAGGATTTAAAGAGCAAGAAGAGCTCGTCTTAAATCGTCATGTCGTTCAGCAAACAAATGAAAGAACGGCGACGATCTACACTGAGATGACGGCTTTTCCTTATGGTAATTTCAACAATAGGTTTTAACGATGGCATATAATGAAAATATTCCCCAATCTACTGATAACCCTTCTCAAAGCCAATCGGAAATTCTCGCTAACTTTCAAGAAATTAATACTGCTTTTAATTTGAATCATGGTGATTTTAATAGTGGAACCCAAGGGGAACATACTCTTCTTAATTTAGTTCAGCAGTCCACTCCTCAAAGTGCTAATGCTAATGAAGGACTTTTATTTGCTGCAGCTGTAAGTGGAGCGAGTCAGCTTTTTTATGGAAGAGATGGAAGCGCAGCCACTCAAATTAGCGCCACCTCTCCCTCAACGGGAGGAGGAAGTGGAACCTCTTATTCGTGGGACTTTTTTACAGGACTCAGCTTGCGCTTTGGTCAAGTGAATCATACTGGGACTGCTACTTCTATCACCTTTAACACCTCTTTTTCTAGTTCAGCATATGTCGTTTTTATTACTCCTAGAGGAAGTGCGGCTTTAGTAAGCGGCTATAATGTTCAAAATTTGACAGTAAATGGATTTCAGCTTGCGTCTAGTGGAGCAGCTGGGGGGCAATCGTGGTATTATTTAGCAATAGGTAGGTAATGGCTCTTAAAAGCTATCTTATAGGTCCTATGCAAGAAGGGGAACAAAATAATATTGAACCCTTCTATCTTCCTGAAAATGCTTTTTTTGAGCTGGAAAATGTTTATGTATGGCGTGGAAGAGTTCGAAAGAGGTTCGGGACATCTTTAATTGGAGAAGACGATTTAAGTTCCCGTTTGCGTATTGATTTAGGAAATACCGATGGCTCCGGAAATATTTCAACCACTGTACCTGGAACAATTTTTGGTATAGGCCAAATGTTTTCAATAGGAAGTGAGCTTTTCACCGTCAACGCAACAGGGGCTCCAGCTACTCTATTAGATACAGGTTCTGCTACAACAGCAACTTATAATACAACTACGGGAGCACTTGTTATTCAAGGAGCTTCTGCTACGACAGCTTGTTATTTTTATCCGGCAACTCCCGTGATGGGACTCAGAACACGTGAAACTTCTTCTATTAATCAAGAAACCGTCATCGCATTTGATAGAGAGTTTGCTTATACATTTAATGGTACAGCATGGAGCAGATTAGGCTCCGCTACTTGGACGGGAAGTGATAGTAATTTCTTTTGGAGCTGTAATTATAGAGGAGCGAATCCTTATGAAACTTATTTTTATGTGGTTAATGACGTAGCAGCGGATAATATTAAATATCTTCCCGAAGGATCTTCCACATGGACAACTCTTCGCCCTCAGCTTAACACAGGGGGAACTAATCGGTTCTTAGAGACCTCTTTAATTCTTCTTCCTTTCAAAGATCGGCTTGTTGCTTTAAACACTGTAGAAGATGAAGGAGGCTCAGATAGACAGTATCCAAATCGGTGTAGATTTTCTCAAAATGGAGACCCTACAAATGCCACGTCTTCATGGGTAGATGATACGACAGGTTTTGGGGGATTTATTGATGCTCCAACTCAAGAGCAAATTATCACCGCCGAATATATCAAAGATCGTTTAATCGTTTATTTTGAAAGATCTACATGGGAACTTGTTTATACAGGAAATACAGCTCTTCCTTTCAGATGGCAACAAATTAATAATGAACTTGGATGTGAAAGCACTTTTTCTGTTATCGGATTTGATAAAGCAACCCTTGGAATTGGAAATGTTGGAATTCATAGTTGCAATGGGGTTAATGTAGAACGAATCGATGAAAAGATTCCAAGCGAAGTCTACAAAATTCATAATGGAAATTCGGGACCGAATCGAGTCTATGGAATTAGAGATTATTATAACGAGCTTGTTTACTGGGCTTTTCCGTCCTATACCGACAATCCTACTTATCCCACTCGCATTCTTCTTTATAATTATCAAAATCAAACATGGTCCTTTTTCCAGGATTCTTTTACATGTTTTGGGTATTTTCAACCTCTTTCAGATTTAACGTGGGCGACGGTAGGAGAAATTTATCCCACCTGGGCGCAGTGGAATAATGCATGGGGAGCTCCTCTTTATCAGTCGGCTTTTCCTGACATTATTGCAGGTAATCAGCAAGGATTTGTTGTTAGTGTAAATGCAGGGCTTTCTTCTAATGCGCAATCTCTTATTGTCACTGATATGGATCCAGCAACTCAGCAAATTACTATTATTTCTCACAATGTTGAAGAAGGAGAATATTTTTTAGTAGAAGATTGTCAGGGAATCACAGACTTAAACGATATGGTTTTCCAAGTTGAGGAGGTCGTAGATAGTGACACCATTATTTTAGATAATGAGCTTCAAGGCATTACTTTTAGTGGAACTTATACGGGAGGAGGAAAACTTACTCGTATTAGCAATATCAAAATGCTGAGTAAGCAATTTAATCCAGGAACTCCAGTAGGTCAGCAATTTCGTTTTCCTTATCTAGATATTCTTTTAAATCGTACAGAAGAAGGACAAGTTTCATTAGATTATCTAGTAGATACGTCTACTGGAAATTCTATCCAAGATCAAACTGATTCAGATATTTTGCTTGGAAGCAACATTCTTTATACACAAATTGAAGACAATCAAACTTTTCAACCTAATCAAACTCAAATCTGGCATCGTTATTATGTTCAATCAGCAGCGCAGTTTTTACAGCTTCTTTTTTATATGAACGATGAACAAATGAGAGATGTCGATATTGCCCAGTCAGACTTTGAAATGCACGCTATGTTAATTTATGCGGAGCCACAAGGAAGGTTAATCGGATGAGCTTTTCTTCTTTTACAGGCAATCCTAATAACTTTTTGCAAGAAACATATATCTTTCCGGAAGAAGGAGAAGAATATGATCTTAAGCTAAGACAGTATTTAGGAGATATTGCATCTGCTGTTAATACAAAAGATAGCGGTCTTTATACCAACCAGGAAGTGATTACCGGACAACAATTTTTACCTGTTTTTGGAACGACATCAAGTTCTAATTTAACATATCGAGATGTCTTTAGAATGGTCGTGAATTTTGGATCTCTTCCTAGCGCTGCAACTAAAACAGTAGCTCATGGAATTACAACGACTGCGGATACATCTATTGTTAAGCTTTATGGAGCAGCTACAGATCCAGGCGCTTCTACTCTTACAAGTGGAATTCCTGTTCCCTACATTAATACCACAACTCCAGGGGATAGTGTGCAATTAAGTATGGATGCTACAAACATTTCGATTACAACAACAACAGCAAATTACACATCTTACACGAGGTGTTTTGTAATTATTGAATATATTAAAATAGTGTAAGGGGGAAGGAGTATTTATATGGCCTTTATGGATTTTTTATTCGGAAAAAAAGAAAAAACAAAAACTAAGCCTATTTATAATCCACAGCAAAATAAGCTTTTGGATCAAATTTTAGGTTCCATTTCTTCTCCATTGGGAATGGGAATTTCAAATTTGGAAAATATTTTAGGAGGAAGTGAAGAACGCTTTAAGGCGTTCGAAAGACCCGCTAGACGCTCTTTTGAACAAGAAACCATCCCAACTATTGCCGAGCGTTTTACAGGGGGATTTGGACCCGGATCTCACCGCTCTTCAGCTTTTGGGCAAGCGCTAGGAACAGCAGGAAGAGAACTTGAAGAAGATTTAATGAGTCAAAGACTTGGCCAACAATCTCAAGCTCTTTCACAACTTATGAATTTGTTAGGTCCGGCTCTTTCTCCAAGACAATATCAGTATACCATTCCTAGAAGAGCTGGATTTTTAGAAAATTTATTCACATCTAGTGCTAGCGGTATTGGATCGGCGTTGCCTCAACTTTTAGGTTTGTTATGACAATTTATACTTCACCAGAAAATTTTGAAGATTTAACTCCTTCTTTTGGAGAAAAGTTAGGTCTTTCTTTAGGAACAGGATTAGGACAGGGATTACAAGCTCTTTTGGATAATAAAATCAAAAGAATGAACGACAAAGCAAAACTTCAAGAACTACAGTCTATTCTAGGAGCTCATGAACCTTCTGGACCTTCTTCTATAAGTGATGCTGATATTTTAGCTTTAAGTTCCCTAGATCCTAATCTTGCTAAACTCCTTCAATCGCAAAAAGAAGCGGGAGAGAAGAGAACGGAAGCAACAGCTAAAAGGGAATTTGAAAGAGCGAAACCCATCTTTCAACGAGCAGATGAAAGAGAAGAAGGGCTTTATCAAAAAGAAAGTGCGTTAAGTCTCATGGAAAATGCCGTTAATGAGGGGAATTTATCTTATTTATCTCCTGATAATGTTGCAGAAATTACAGGAATAGAAGCGTTTAGAACTGGTAAGGGGGCTCAATTTATTTCAGCTGGGAAAGAATATTTCTTAGGCTCACTTAAAAGAGCAGGAGCACGTCCCAATCAGTGGATTGAGCAACAAATTCAAAAAATGCTCCCTAAGATCGGAAGATCTCAAGAAGCCAATCAAACCGTTATTGAAGCTCTTAAAAGTGAACTCGCCATTGAAAAAAAACATTCCGAAATTCTTAATCAACTCGCTCAACAAGATGAAGAAAAATATGGCTATGTAAAAGGAAATATTGGACATCGAACACGCCAAGCTCTTAAAAGCTTTGCAGATGAAGAACAAAAAAAATTGGAACAGCGCCTTCGGGCTCTTCAAAGTAGTCCTTCTTCTACCAGCGAAATTCAAGAAGAGGAAGTCATTATGATAGATCCTTCAGGAAAAAGAAGGGCTGTGAATAAAAAAGATGCTAAAAAAGCTCAACAAGCGGGATATAGGTTAGTTAAATGACATTTCCTGAATTTGGTAGAGTATTGGAAGAAGACTCGTTTCCAGAATTTGGACGCGTATTAGAAGAAAGGCCTTCCAAAAAAGAGACCGTCTCAGAAAAAGCATCTAGAAACACTAAAGCAGGTGTAGGAGGGAAAGCTTTTTCTAGAGGGCTTCTTAAAACAGGAGGAAGTCTTTTAGATCTTTTAGTGCCTAAAGTTTCTTCTGAAAGATATCCGGAGGAAAGATTTTCCTTTGAAGAAGCAGCAGAAAAAATGATTCCCCGAAGCTCGGAAGAGGGATTTGGAGAAAGAACTATAGAAAGAGGGGCCGGTATTCTTCCCTTTTTGTTAGGGGGAGAAGCAGGTCTTGGCGCAAAGCTTGGGAGAAGCGCTTTAGCGGCTCTTTTAGGGCAGTCTACAGAAGAGCTAGGCGGAGGTCCTGTTCTCCAGGCAATAGCCGAAATAGGAGGGCTTGGAGCTCCAGGATTAGCCAAAAAAATTGTGCCAACCCAATCCCAGAAAAAAGGCGTTGAAATGCTTCGCCGTCGAGGACTTTCTGAAAAAGAAATTGCGCCTTTAATTCCCTCTAAACGGAAAAGCTCGGGCTTAAGTAAACTTGGAACGAGGGGATACAGAACAAAAACGGCGGCTAAACGCACCCAAGATGCTTTAGGAAATATTTATGCTGCTTTATCTGAAGAGGGAGAAAAATTACCTATTCTTTCTTCTAAAAGAGCAGAATCATTAAAAAATGAATTACTAGATAAGTTAAATAAAATGCCTTCTGCAGTACGTCGAGCTGCTCAAGAGGATGTTCAAGATTTATTTAATAAGCCTATTCAAGCCGATTCTCTTATGAACTTTTGGCAAGATCTCAATTCTCAAATTAATTGGAAAAGCATTAAAGGAGGAAAAAAGAAACTTAATGCTCTTAAGTCTTCATTATTAGAAGGTCTACAAGATATTAGTCCTGAGCTGGCAGAAGATTTTGAACTCACTAATCAATTTTATGGCAAATTTAAGAATCTATATAGAAATTTACAGCCCGAAAGTTTAGATCGATGGATGGCTCTTGGAGAAACAGGGCTCCTTATAGGAGGTCTTTTTAAATATGGTCCCAAAGGAATCATTCCATTTATTGGAAGCGAAGGAGCTAGACGTCTTTCTTCTGAAATGCTTGTCAATCCTAGGCTTCAAAACCTAACCAAACAAATGACTAGAGCTCTTAATCAAAACAAGATTGGAGTTGCACGTCAAATTCAAGCTAAAATAGAAAAAGAGCTTGAAAGCGCAGACTCTACCAAATAAAGACAGTTCATGACAGGTTTCACACAGATAGGATAAGACAGGCTTATTTTTTCGCAGACCACAGTTTGAAAAAATGTATGAGAAAGAATGCCTTCTCTTATTTTTATAATTTTACCATTTAGAAATTTTATTTTTTTTCTCTTAAAATTGGATCTAAAAATAAGGTCTAGTTGCTTCATTTCACTTATAATAAATTTAGACTGCATGAACCAAGAAATTCGGAAAAACTTATCGAGATCCACCTTGAATGGATTAGAATTATATAAATAGGTTCTCACTTTTTTTCTTTCTTCTCTTGGAGCTTCTCCCATTGAGGATGTTCATATGGATCTAACCGAAACTTAATCCATAGAATCTGTTCACGGTTTTTTTGTATTTCTTCACGGTTTTTTTGTATTTCTTCACGGTTTTTTTGTATTTTTTCACTTAAATCTTTATTTACATTATCTATTCTATTAGCTAAATAAAAAAAGCCTCCTAGCGTTACTCCTAATATTACAAAAACTTGTACCCAGTCCATTATTTTTTCCTTTCTATTTTGATATAGGCGTCTTCACCTTTTTCAATTTTCTGAATTTTTTCAATTAAAATGCGTCTGATAAACACCCCCAAGGGAGTGTTAGTTAGTGCCGCATATCCCTTAAGTTTAGCCTTAATTTCCTTAGGACATAGAATAGATAATTGATCTCTTGGGCTCATAACTCCTCTAGTTTTCTATATTTT